GACAGGAGCGCTGTGGAGTCTCCCAGCGCCCACGGGAGGGTCGGGACGCTCAGCTCGATCACGTCTCGGGGGTGGATCTTGGGATTCATGGCTTGATGCTCCTGTGAGCGCTGGCCGGGCGGGAGTGCCCGGCGACGCAGAGACCCATTGCACGCCGCAAGCCAACATGCCAGCCACCGAATTCCAAGCACTTGCTAACTATGCGGTTTCATTGTGTGGGGGACTGTACCCCACAATTTGAGGGATTTACGTGACAGGGTGGAACAGTGGGTGGTTCCACCTGCGGGCCACCGCCGTCACCGCAGCGACTGCCTCGCGCTTGGAGCGCGCGATCCCGCAGGGTACCAGCGTCTTCGAGGTTCACCCGTTCACCGTGGTTAGCCTCGGTACCCCAACAATTTGAGGGGTTTACGTGACAGGGTCGTGGCACGCCTCTACACCCCGCCCCCTACCGACAGGGGGGGCAGGGGGGCCCCAAGAATCATACGGTTACGCCTTCTCACTAACCCCTGGGAGCATGTAGGTGTTGCGCCCACATATGCCTCAGTTATGCCCCGTTTTGACCCACCAGATCTGAGCCCGGGTCTCCGCTCGCGGGCTCCGCCCGCTCGCTCTCTGGCCGGAAAACCCACACGCACCTACTGGCGACTCCTCCCCACACTTCTCTCCGGGATTGCAGTCACGGAGAGGAAAGCGATGTGCGCCGCTGACCCACCTTTTCTAACTCTCTGAAATCCTGTCTCTCAGAACATGAATTTGACTTTCCTCGGCTTTGAGGCTACCCTCGTCCCCGTAGGGGAACGCGGCCCCGAAGGCCGCGTCCGTTCCGGCGAGGGTGGCCTGACCGCTTAACGCCAAGAACATCAAGAATAACAAGATGTTGCGATGTTCTAGACCACTCAGAACATCAAGAACATTAAGAATATCGGGCACTTCACTTTTTGGACGCGCTCAGAACATCGGCCGACAAAAAGCGTTGATGGGGGTCAACCATGAGCGACGAAGCGCCAGAGAACTCGCCCCAACCGCTGCCGACTCCTCCATCGGCCAGACGGCGCGCCTCGGGAAACCGGGGCAAGAAGGCTGAGACTCCGGCGCTCGTCGCTCCCCCTGTCCCGCCCGCAGCAGACAGCAAGCCAGACGCCATCCGCCCGCCGCTCGCGCATGAGATGAAACTCGCGCAGATCGGCGGGCAAGACATTTCGCGCAAGCCGGACGCCGATATCAAGCAGTGGGCGGACCGGCAGGGGCTGGAGGCGCTCCCCGAGGCAATCGCGGAGCTGCGCTTCAACCTGCGTTACGGCACCGACAAGCAGCGCGAGACGGCGATGATGGCGGTCCTCGACATGCACGGCCTGCGCAAGCGTGAGGCGGCTGCGGGCAACCACGCCACGATCGTCCTGAACTTGGGCGGCGACAAGGCGGCGCTGGCGCAGAAGCTGCCGTGGCTGTCCCGGAGCGATCAGGCGTCAGAGACTGAGGACGAATGAGACGGAGCGGCGTCGAGAAGGTCAAGCAGGAAGCGCGTCCGCTCAATGCGGGCGCGACGGTGCTTTCTGGCATCGAAGACCTGATGGCGCTTCTCATCGACGACAACCCCGTCAAATGGAAGCGCAAGCTGCTCCCGACGCAGAAGTCCTACATGGAGAGCCGCGCCAAGCTCAAGGCGTATATGGGTCCGGCCGGGTGCGCCAAGTCCACCACGGGCTGCGCCGACATCATGCTGCGCGCGCTCCTGCTCCCCGGCTCCAAGTGGTTCGTGGCGCGGCGCGACTACAACGACCTGATGGACACGACGGCGCGGACGATGGCGAACATCCTGAACCGCCTGCCGGACGGGACGCTGGTTGAGCGCACCAAGTCTCCGCCGATGAAGTGGTACATCAGGCCCATCGCGACCGACACGAACCTCGCGCGGGGCGCGCTGTCCGAGATCACCTTCATGGGGCTCTCCGACAACGTGGGCTCCTACGAGTACACGGGCGGCTTCATCGATGAGGCGGACGAGGTGGAGCAGCAGTACTTCGAGCAAATGAAGATGCGCCTGCGCTACCGTCCGCCCGGCATGGCGGACTTCGACGAGTGCAACCACTTCATCGGGCTCGCGTTCAACCCGCCCCCGGTGACGCACTGGCTCTACACGGAATGCACGGGCATGGACGCCACGGGCACCCGCGTCAAGCCGCCGTCGATGACGCTGTTCCGGCCGGTCCCGAACGAGAATCAGGCGAACCTCCCCAAGGGCTACTACGACGACCTCGGGCAGAGCCTCCCAGAGGATCTGCGGAAGCGCCTCGTGGACGGCGAGTGGGGAAACACCTTCCCCGGTCAGCCGGTCATCCGGCAGTTCAGCCGGAAGCGTCACGTCCAGAAGGGCCTGAAGCATCACCCCGGCGCGACGCTGTACCGCTTCTGGGACTTCGGCTACCGCCGCCCCGGCGTGCTGTGGGCGCAACTCCGCAAGGACGGCCGCCTCCAAGTCCTGCGCGAGTTCATGGGAAAGAACGTCGAGGGGGCCGCCTTCGTGGAGCAGGTGCTCGCGCAGACGGCGGAGCACTTCCCGGACGCGCAGGCGTTCATCGACATCGGCGACCCGGCCGTGAAGCAGCAGAAGGACACCGGGTCCATGCTGACCATCCTGAACGCGGCAGGCGTCCAGTTGCGAAGCCTGCGGACCCCGCTGGACCTGAGTCTGGACCGCCTGCGCCACCGCTTCGAGCAGGTCGTCGAGGGCGAGTTCGCCATCCTGATCGACGAGTCGTGCCGCATCCTGTGCGACGCCCTGTCGGGCGGATACCACATGGACGAGGACGGCGTGAAGCCGATCAAGGACAACGAGTACGACCACCTCGTTGACTGCCTGCGCTACGGCGTGTGGGCCTTGTTCGGCACCTCGACCGCGAGCACCGCGCCCGCAATCACCTCCATCCGATACACGAGGAACTGATGAGCCATAGCCCCGAAACCCCGATTGTCACGACGCGGCAGGCAGACGAGGTGTCGGCGCTTTGGCTCCCCGAGGCCAAGGAGAACTTTGCCACGGACGCGGCGGCGCGCCAGTGGGTGGAGGACAACCTCCTCCCGGCCATCGATCAGGCGGAGTCGGACGGCGAGGCGATTCGAACGGAGTGGCGCGAGATTCAGAAGATGGTCTTTCTGGAGCACTCCGACGTGGGCTACGTCGGGGAGAGCAACGCCTACGTGCCCGCCTACGCGAAGGCGTCCGCGTCCCGGGTCAGCGCCCTGAGCCGCGCCCTCTTCCCCTCCGACCAGTTCTTGGACGTGACGGCGGAGAAGGACGAGGACACCGCCTATGAGGAGGAACTCAAGGCGTGGATGCACTACCAGTTCGAGAACAACGCCAAGCTGCGCCTCGGGATGAAGCCCTTCCTGCGCCAGCTCGTGGACTATGGCTTCTCGGTCGGCAAGGTGTGGTGGAACAAGCCGGTCATCCCCGACAAGGCCGCGAGCCTGAACCGGACCCTGACGGGCCTGTACGGCGGGATGAGCGCGGCGGCGTGTGAGGGCCTCCGCTTCCAGACGCGCAGCATCTTCTCGTGGTACTGCTGGCCGACGACCGTGGACAGCCTCGACGCCGCGTCCCTCATCTTCGAGGTGATGCAGGTGTCCAAGCAGTTCGCGGACAACATGTTCAACGCGGGCCGGTGGGCGAACCGGGACGAGGTGGGCGAGGGCGACACGGCGGACGACGCCGAGGTCAACCTTCAGGACCAGCAGAACCTTGTTCAGAAGAACACCGCGACGGCCGTGTCCAGCGGCGTCAAGGGCGAACTCGGCTCGTGGTTCTACGCCAAGGAGTGCTGGCTGCGGATGCCCGTGCCCGCGCGCCTGTACGGCCCCGACGAGGTGAAGGGCAGCCCGGTCCCGTGCAAGGTGCTCCTCGTGGGCGGCGTCCCCGTCGAGATCACGCGCAACCCCTTCTGGCACCAGAAGCCGCCCTACGTGATGCACCGGCTGGAGGAGCGGCCGGACATGCTCCACGGCATCGGCATCGGCCGGATGGCACTGGAACTCCAGCGCCTCCTGAACGACACGACCAACCAGAATCAGGACAACCTGACCTATGCGCTGAACCCGCTCGCGATCATCCAGAGCGGAGCCATCGTCGGGAACCAGAACGTGAAGATCGCGCCCGGCGCGGTCTTCAACGTGACCGACGTGAGCGCGGTGAAGTTCGACCGGCCGCCCATCGAGCAGGTCCAGTACGGCAACGTGCGTGAGCAGCAGCTCATCAGCGCCATCAACGACTTCGGCGGCGCGCCCGCGATGATGCAGGGCACCTCCAGCAAGGGCGTGTCGAAGACGGCGACCGGCTCGCAGATCCTCCAGAACAACGTCAAGGGCGAGAGTCAGGACGTGGTGGAGGACATCGAGTTGGCGGTCCTCGTCCCGGCGATGCAGATGGCGGCGAGCCTCGGCCAGCAGTACGAGACGGACGAGCGGTTCCTCGCGATCACGGGCGGGCGGCCGGTGCGGTTCCGCCGCGAGGCGTTCCTCGGTCAGTACAAGTACCGCTGGATGGCGTCCTCGCAGACCGCGAACCAGCAGATGCGCGCCCAGCAGGCTCTGATGTTCCTCCAGCAGTTGACGCCCCTGATGCCGGTCCTTGCGCAGCAGGGCAAGACCATCGACCCGATCCCGGTCATGCGGCGCTTCTACGCGGACGCCATCGGCGGCCGGGACTTCGACAAGGTGGTCGTCAGCATTCAGGAGATGCAGCAGCGCCTGATGCAGAGCGGCGCGATGATGCCGGGGATGCCGGGAGCGCCCGGAGCGCCCCCGCCCGGTCCGCCCCCGTCCGCCCCCGGAGGGGAGCCGCGCTCCGCCGTGGAGCAGGCACCGGGCGGGCCGGAGGCGAGCAGCATGGCTCCGGGTGAAGCGGAGGACTTCATGGGTGTCAGAGCGGAGGCCGATGACATGGCGGCGATGCTGGGTGCCGCTGGCGGGATGCCGGAGGAGTACTGATGGATGTGAAGCCTGAGATCGCCGTGGACGAGATGGAGCGCACGCTCCGGTCGCCCGGCTGGACTCTCATCAGGGAGCACTTGGCGCGAGTGGTGGAAGGCCGCTTCGCCGCCATGAGTCAGGCGCAGAGCGAGTTCGCCCTCATCCGGGCAGCCGCAGACATTGCCGCGCTTCGGTCGCTGGAGCCGACCATTCGCGGGTACGTTGAAGTGCTGAAGAAGGAAGCCAACCCCAACAAGCCGTCGCCGGGCGCGCGCTAAGCGCAACGGGTGCAGGAGCGCAACATGGAAGACAACCAGCCGTCCGCTCAGGCTGACAACACGGTGAACGAGAACCAGACGCAGCCGGAGACTCCCCCGCAGGCCAACGAGGGAATCCAGAAGCGTTTCGACCAGCTCACCGCGAACCTGCACGAGGAGCGTCGTGCTCGTGAGGAACTGACCAAGCAGTTGCTGGAGATGTCGCTGAAGCAGCAGGCCGCACCCCCGCCCCCGCCTCCTCAGCCGGAAGCCGATCCGCTGGCGCAGTACGCCGACAAGATCGACCCCACGGTGAAGGATGCTGTGTCGGCTGCGGTGGCTGCCACTCAGCGCCGCATGGAGCAGCAGTTCGCGTCCATGCAGCAGCAGTACCAGCAGCAGATGGCGCAGCTTCAGCTTCACAACGTCGCGGCCTCAAAGCCCGTGGCGATTCCCCCGGAGGTCAAGGCGAGCGCGGAGCAGTTGCTCCGTCAGTACCCCGGCACGCCCCCGGATGTGGCGCTGGAACTTGCCTACGGTCGGCACGCGATCGCGGAAGCGGCCCGCGTGAAGGGAGTGCAGAACTACTCCCCGCCCTCGCAGCCCACCTTCGCCGCTCCACCCCCGGCCTCGAGGAGCAACTTCAAGGCTCCCCCGGCCAACTTCGATTCCCTGTCGCCGGAGGCCCAACTGGCTTGGTACGAGCAGAACGGCTTCGACGACTCACCACTCTGAGGTAGTTTCAAATGGCAAACACGACTTCCACGGTCCTGAACAAGGATCAGGAAAAGTTCCTCGTCGCGAAGCTTCTCGCTCGCTCCTACCAGAACCTCGTCATGGGCTCGCTCTGCGACAAGGTGAGCATGAAGGAGGGCGCGGGTAAGACCGCCTACATGGTGCGCTACAAGCGCATGAACGTGCCGGTCGCGGCTCTGACTGAAGGCACCACGCCCACCGAGTCCAGCTTCGAGCTGGAAGAGGTGACGGTCACCCTCGACCAGTGGGGCGACTTCCTCGAAATCACGGACGTGGCCGAGCTGACCACGAAGCATCCCGTGATGGCGCAGGCGCAGGCGCTCCTCGCCGACAACGCGGCCCGCGTCATGGACCGCGAGATCACCA